GCATTGGATGATTATGTATCAGGCTATTATGAGCGTTTGCCGGAAAAGGATCAGACAAACCGTCGGAAATTGGACAGATGTCTGGCTAAAATAACAGTGGCATTGTCGTTACGAAGATTTGATATCCTTGAATTTCCGTCAACCATCCGTAATTTGTTTGAAGATTCAAAAGTTATGCGTTATGGTACCCAGGAGCAGGAGAGGATGTTAACTTTATCTGACGATCTGATGTCACAAGCTTTGGAAAGCCTTAAAAATATTGATTTGTCTTTATCCGGAAATACGGATGCTGATATTGTAACTGAAACATCTTTCAATCGTCCGGATGATAAAATTTATTTGATGCCATGAAAAATGATATTGAATTTACCCTGAAAGGAAGCGTGT